GTTGGTCATTTACAGACTCTCGCGGGCGCCCGAGCGTAGAATTTTCTACATTGATGTTGGTTCCTTGCCTAAGAACAAAGCGGAACAGTATGTCAAGCAGTTGATGAACCGCTATCGAAATAAGTTGGTCTACGACGCAAACACTGGTGAGATTCGAGACGATAAGAAGTTCATGTCCATGCTCGAAGACTACTGGCTACCTCGTCGTGAAGGTGGTAAAGGAACGGAAATTGACACTCTATCTGGTGGTGAAAACCTCGGAGAAATGGATGATGTCGAATACTTCCAGAAGAAGTTGTATCGGGCATTGAACATTCCAATGACTCGACTCGAAGCAGACAATGGATTCAACATGGGTCGTGCCTCTGAGATTTCTCGGGACGAACTCAAGTTCTCCAAGTTTATCGCTAGACTGCGAAACAAATTCAACTACCTATTCCTGAGACTACTTCGTACTCAATGTATTCTCAAAGGCATTATGTCTGAGGAGGAGTGGAAGAAGATCGTTGGAGACATTCGTTTTGACTATGTGAGTGATTCACACTTTGCAGAGTTGAAAGAGTATGAAATCGTCAACGAGAGAATGTCTGTTCTTCGTGATGTTCAGGAGTATGTTGGTCAATACTACTCACTTGAATATGTGAGAAAGCACATCCTAAGACAAACGGATGAAGAGATCATGGAGATGGATAAGCAAATTCAGAAGGAGAGAGAGGCTGGTCTGATTCCAGACAAGAACTCTATGGGAGGTTTCTAATGAACTCTAGGCGCGTTATCGATTGTGTTATGCGAGGGGACAACGAAGAAGCAACACGCATTCTTCGTGAGAGTCTTGATCGTAAGCAAGTAGAAGCCACTCTTGAACAGAGTGTTGCTATTGCATATGACGCAATCCACGAAAGTGATAACGCTGCTGCTGCGGCCGATGCGGCCGCTGAACAGGGTCTACCGGATCCAGCACTTGATCCTGCAATGACCAAAGAGTTTTTCCTCAAGAGTTTTGAGGTAGATGGAACACCAGTGACTCTCAAGAAATTGGGTCTTGGTGCCTCTGCTCCTATTTCATCTTTCGTTGGTGGTGAGCGATGGGAGATGTTTATGACCCCACAGCAAGCAACTCGCGAGGCAAAGAAGTACATTACCTCTGGTCAGTATAAAAAAGATGCTGACGAAAGAGCGGCAGCAATTGCAGCGGCCGAGAAGGAAGCAGAAAAAGAAGACAAACCATCTGTCAAGAAAGAGTCTGTTGAACTTGACGAAAATGTTCAGAATCAAGTCAAGCGTATGGACAAAAAAGCCAAGCAAAAACTCGCAGACAAACTGAATGCTTTGGATCTCAGCGGGTATGGTGACTATGAGGCTAGAGTTGATAATGTTCACAAATTCAAGCCCAGTGACTTGAAGATGGCAATGCAGATGATGTCATTGAAAGAACAAGCACAGTTCTCAAATGTGATCAAAAAAGCCGAGGACATGTCAAAGCGAATGCGTAAACCGATTACGGTCATGCAGCATACATCAAACGGTGATTATGAGTTTGCAGGCAATCGGGATGAAATTCGCAAACTCGAAAGAAAGAACTATGAGATCGTTGATACAGTCAACGAAGATGTGCAACTTGATGAAAAGATCAAGGGTCTCGAAAACAAGTCAAAGAAGAGTGGTATTGCATACGGCATTCTAAAGAAGGTGTATGACAGAGGCATGGAGGCTTGGAGATCAGGTCACCGTCCCGGTGCTACTCAACATCAATGGGCATTTGCTCGCGTCAACAGTTTCATTACTGGTGGTAAGACTCGCACAACCGCAGACAAAGATCTTTGGGCCCAACACAAGGGCAATAAGAAAGAGTCTGTCGAGGAAGGTTTGCGACAAGCGATGTCTGGTAAGAAAGAGACTGATTCGCAGAAGCAGAAGCGGCGCGAAAAGGACAACTTTGATCTCTACATGAAGAGACAGAAGCGTGTTGCTGCACTCCGAGGAGATAAGAGTAGTCGTAAACTTACTCCAGGCCAAGAAAAGCACTATCGACAAACTGCAAAACTGCCTGAAGAAACTCAACTACATGAGGCAACCAAGTCTTACAAGTTCAAAAACTTCAAGACCGCAGACGCATTCGCAAAGGCGTGTGATGAGATTGTTGACTCATCCGATCTAACTGTAAACAAGAAAACAAACGAAGTAACCGTTGAATTTAGACGTAGAACTGATGAAATGATTATTGATTCTTTGGCTAAGGATTACGGGGCCTGAAAGTACGAAGGCACTAAATACTTGAAGTAGGGAATACCCAGAAGGAATAGACATGTCCAACTCAAAAGACATTATTACAGCATTATCAGACGGTGATCTTCTCAAGGCCCGCGAACTTGTCAACGATGACTTGCTAAGTCGTGTTGCTGTCAAGATCGACGAGAGAAGTCGATCCCTCGCAAACACTGCCTTTGACAATAATAAGGTCGAAGAAGTAGAGACCGTGAACGAGGAGGAGGACACTGAGTACGAGAAGTTCTTCCGTAAAGCACTAAAGAAGTTTGGTGTTAGCGATCCAAGCGAGTTTGATAGTGAAGAAAAGAAGAAAGAATTTTTCGATTACGTCGATAAAAACTACAAGTCTGATGTAGAGAAGGCAACCGGCAAGGAAGACCCTGACGCTGATGACGAAGAAAAGGTCGCTAGAGATAAGGCGAAAAAGAAGTCATGAAACTAATCAAAGAACTCAATGAAGAAATCAACGCCGAGGTGATCGTCGAAGAAAAGGACGGAAACAAGTCCTACTTCGTTGAGGGTGTCTTTATGCAAGCCGAAAAGAAGAACCGAAACGGCAGAGTCTATCCCAAAGAGGTTCTTTTCAAGGAAGTAGAAAGATACAACAAAGAGTATGTTGACACTGGTAGAGCAATGGGAGAACTCGGACACCCAGACGGCCCCAGTGTAAACCTTGAGCGTGTGTCTCACGTTATCAAGGAACTCAAGCAAAGCGGAACCGATATCGTTGGAAAGGCAAAGATTATCGATACACCCTACGGCAAGATCGTCAAGAACTTGCTAGATGAAGGAGTGAAGATCGGTGTCTCGTCTCGCGGTATGGGTTCTATCAAGGACAACAACGGCACAAATGAGGTTCAGAAAGACTTCATGCTATCCGCCGTTGATATTGTTGCCGATCCATCTGCACCCAACGCATTTGTTGAGGGTGTTATGGAAGGTAAGGAGTGGGTCTGGAACAACGGTGTTCTAGAGCCTAGAATCATCGACTCGTACAAAGGTACTATTTCTAGTGCCGGTCGAAGCGAACTGGAAGAGGCGAAGTTATATGCTTTCGCGGATTTCCTCTCAAAGTTGATGGATGTCTAAATAAAAGGACTTGTTTGAAGGAGCATTCGAATGTCAGACAGAACACTTGAAACTGCTAGAGAGATCCTTGAAGGTCGTGCCAGCGCCGAGGAGATGACTCAAGCACAAGAAATGAAGGCCATGATGGCTGCGTATAAATCACATCTCGAAATGAAACACATGCCTGAGGAAGAAATTGCCGAACGCATGAAAGAGATGAAGGAAATGTCCCATGAGGACATGAAAGAAATGATGAAGAGAGAGAAGGTCAAGTATGAAATGGCCGAAGCCGAAGAGGTTGAAGATGCCCAAGGTAAGGGCGCTATGGATACCTCCGGTAAGGGTGTTGAACTTGGAACTCTCGATGGTGCTAAGAAGGCTAAGAAGTTGCCAGATCCCAAGGCAACTGGGCCCGCAGGTAAGGTTGAGACTGCCAAGATGAAGGAGCATCTCGAAACCCTATTCACCGGCGAAGAACTTAGCGAAGACTTCAAGACCAAGGCTGAGACTCTATTCGAGTCCGCTATTTCCCTACAAGTCGAGCAGATCACCAGTGATCTTGAAGAGCAAGCGAATTCACAGGTTGAAGAAATCTGTGAAGCATATCGCAACGATCTCGCTGAGAAGATGGATGACTATCTCTCTTACGTCGTTGACGAATGGATGAAGGACAATGAACTCGCTGTTGAGCGTGGCATCAAGGGCGATATTGCCGAGTCCTTTATCACTGGTCTCAAGGGTCTCTTTGAAGATCACTACATTGATGTTCCTGCTGAGAAGTATGACCTCCTCGAAGGTCTATACACCAAGGTCGATGATCTTGAAAGCAAGATGAACGAGCAAATCGAGAAGAACATGCAGATCTCCAAAGATCTTCTTGAGTCTCGTTGTTCAGAAGTCTTCCTCAAGGTTGCTTCCACTCTCACGGACACCGAAACTGAGAAGTTGGCCTCTCTCGCTGAAGGCATCGTGTATGACGATGTTGATCAGTACTCTGAGAAGTTGTCAATTCTCAAAGAATCGTACTTCGAAGGTTCCGAGGATGAAGAAGTTGTCCTCGAAGCCGAAGAAATTGAACATGACGGCACTCTAGTCGAAGCAACCGAAGAGGATGCTCCCGTGTTGAGTGAGTCTATGCAGCGTTATGCTGCGGTGCTTGGTAAGGTCGCTAACGCCCCCAAGCAACTCTAATTTTCCTTTTCACCTGTTTTCCATTTACACTAGGAGTTCTAAAATGAACAACACCCTGCTTTCTGAGCAAATTCAGCAAAAATGGGCCCCAGTGCTAGAACACTCCGATCTTCCTAAGATCGGTGACTCATACCGCAAGAATGTGACTGCTGTCCTTCTAGAGAACCAAGAAAAGTTCCTTCGAGAGGCAGCCCCCACCAACTCCGGTATGGTTTTCCCTGGCGCTGACGGCTCTGGCGATATCGCATCGTTCGATCCCGTCCTTATCTCTCTCGTCCGTCGTGCAATGCCTAACCTCATCGCTTACGATGTGTGCGGCGTTCAGCCAATGAACGGCCCTACTGGTCTTATCTTCGCAATGAAGAGCAAGTACACCAACAAGGCTGGTCAAGAAGCACTCTTCGACGAAGCATCCACCAACTACGGTGGTCTCACCTCTGGTGTTACCACTGAAGGTTTCGGCGTCTTCACTGGTGCCGGTGATAACGCTGACGGTACTGGTGCAGACGAATTTGGTCTTGATGACCTATCTCCTCTCGATGGTGCGACCATTACAGGTCTTCCCGGTGATGGTTTCTCGACTGCCGAGGCTGAAGCACTTGGTGGCCATGCAGATGACCAATTCAACGAGATGGCATTCACCATTGACCGTACCTCGGTCACCGCTAAGACTCGCGCCCTCAAGGCTGAGTACACCACTGAACTCGCTCAGGATCTCAAGGCTGTTCACGGTCTAGATGCTGAGACTGAACTCGCGAATATTCTCTCCACTGAGATTCTCGCCGAGATCAACCGTGAAGTGGTTCGTACCATCTACGCCGGTGCGAAGTTGGGTGCCCAGCAGAACGACCTTTTCTACAAGGGTGGCGGAACCAGCAACGGTCTCAGAGGTCAGTTGGGTGTTACTCACGCAACCGCGGCCGCAGCCAACAACGGCGGTATCTATGATCTCGATCAAGATTCCGATGGTCGTTGGTCAGCAGAGCGTTTCCGTGGACTCATGTTCCAAATCGAGCGTGAAGCCAACCAGATCGCTAAGGAAACCCGTCGTGGTAAGGGTAACTTCGTCCTCTGCTCGTCAGATGTCGCTTCTGCCCTCGCTATGAGTGGTCACCTCAGCCTTTCTGGTGGAACCAACGAGATTGGTGACGTTGATGATACTGGCAACACCTTTGTCGGTACTCTCAATGGTCGCATGAAGGTCTACGTTGATCCTTATGTCCAGACTGGTGGAGACTTCTGCTGTGTCGGTTATCGAGGCACCTCGCCTTACGACGCTGGTCTGTTCTACTGCCCATACGTCCCGCTCCAAATGGTGCGTGCCGTGGGTGAGAACACCTTCCAGCCCAAGATTGGATTCAAGACTCGTTACGGATTGGTCAACAACCCATTCGTCGCGACTGCTGATCCTTCTGCTGCGGCTGCAAGGCGTGCCAATCAGTACTACAGAATCTTCCGTGTGGATAACATCCACGGTTCTGAATGATTCAGTAACTAACTGATACACTACAAAACAAGATTCAAGGGGAGGGTAAAACCTCCCCTTGTTTCATTGTATACTTTATGAAATGCTAACCAAATACACACTCCAACATAACAGGTTCTTATCTAAGTACTTGTTTATAGGAGTATTGTATGAACCAAAGACTAGTCGCCCTTTTTACACTCATCATCACCACTGTCGTAAGTGCAGCAAACATTGATGTCACCGAGGACATCGCAACATCAACAACTTGGACTGC